GCCCTTCTCACCTTTTGTTGTTGCTGTTACATCAGCAGGAGCATTATCTAACTGATCAATAATATGATCCTTTACAGTCATGATCTGTTTTACAAGACCAAACAATGCAGGTAATGCTTTTGGACTTGCATTATTCATATCTGCAATCTTTGCTTGCTTGTTAGTACTTACCTTAGATGCGCCTAGCCAATCAAAAAACCCATTTTCAATGTTCTTTAACTGTTGTGTGCGTGTCATATGATTAACATATGTATAAATGATGTTCTTCATATCACTTAGTCCTTTAACAGGAGCAAGGAAGGCGTCAACTAACTGTGCATTTTTATCAGCAGTTGCTCTAATACTCTTAACTTCTGATGTGTCAACTTTAGGCTGATGTGTTACATATGTCTGCCCTAGTACTACTACATCATTGCTGTTAAGTTCTTTTACATCTTTAATAGGTGTTGCAGACTTTGAACCAAACTCTTCAAGTTTCGTGTGAACTACTACACCAACTTTTGAGTTCGCTATGCGCCCGCCGAGTTGGCCATTCGTATCAACTGTGTACTTAACCAAGTTTGGTTCAAATTCTACTGCGCCTTTAGTTGCTGTAAAAGGCTTGCGTGGACTGTATAGTAAGTCACCATAAACATATCCTCGGAAGCTTCCAGGAGTTGCTGACTTCATTAGTTCAAACACTTCTGCCATTTCTTCGCCGAAGTCTTTGCGCCAAGGTTGTTCTTCTACACCCTTGCCTGAATTTTGTATAAAGCGTGATAGATCATCTGCGCTTGTTGACTTGTTGCGTCCCCAACCATTTTTACCTACTAGAACAAACTCGCCGTCTGACTCGCGTCCCCAATAGATAGTTGGATTGCCGTCCCACTTGATTGCAACATCACTGCTGTCAGTACCTAGCTTGTCTAGGATGTCTGCTGCTTCTACTGCCCCTGCTGAGCCTTTAACAAACACTAGATCTTCTAGGTGGTTATACTCGCGTCCTTTAAACTCTTCAGTTAGGACTGCTTCAGTTAGGACTGTACGGAACTCGTTAAATCTCATCTTATAAAGCTTCCTGAGGACATAACAGCACTGTTTAGCATGTTGCCACTAAGTTCTCTAATACGTGCAAGTTGCTTGTCTTCTAGTGTTTTGTATCCAGTTGGTGTTTTAGACTCAGGTACTTCTTTACCAGCCTTGGCCATTGTTTCTTTCCACGGAGCAATTAGCTGTTCGTAGTTTGGATCACTTTTTAACTTTGCAAGCATAGTTTCAACTGTATGAGTGTCTGGTTCTTTTGCGCCTTTGCCTAATAGCAATGGTGCAATTTTATCCCATGTAGCAGCAATTACTTCATCGCCTTTGGCAGGATCAACTAATCCAAACTTAGGACTAAACTTTAGTCCACGTCCTCTTGCAATAGCCGATAGTAGGATAGCTCTGTCTGTTCCGCCGAACTGTGCTGTGCCTCCACGCTTGGCTCCACGTTGAAAGTCTGGATTGTTAGTAAACATAAAGTCTGTTTGTACAAATCCATTTTTGTCACTACCTGCAATAGGTGTGCGGAAGTGTACTTGATCACCTGCATCTTTAATCCAGCCGTCTGTCTTTTTACGACCAACATTCATAATTTCTGCATCGTCAACGCCTTGACTTTTTAGCCATGCAGTTAGTTTAACGATTAATTGTTCTTTGCTTATTTTGTTTGCATCTGTGTTTAGATCTAAGTCACCGGAACTATTCTTTTCAAACTCGCCATCTGGATCGTTCTTCTTACCAGTTGTGCCTAGCCAATCTTCTTCATCGTATGTTAAGCCTGTAATCTTTTCAATAAAGTTAATCGAAGCTTGCACATCTTTTGTTGCAATACGCTGAGTTATAGCACCTTGTTCAGTTTTGAATATGTTGCCGCCTTCTTTAAGTATTGTCATTCTTTTTACTCTCTATTATTCTAGTCATACTACGTTTAAACTTACGAGGGTCACTTGCTTTAATACTATTAATAAAGCGTCTTTCTAGTTCGCCGGCGGTATCTACATCATATGTAGAATGTATTCTACTTAATAAATTAATAGCACTTTCGATGATGTTATTGGCTGTAGCATCAATAAGATGGTCACTGTCACGCCGTCCGTGGGCATTATTCAGTTCCTCAAGTATACTTCTAGTTCGTTTTTTCATGTTTAACTATTCCTATACAGTATTTAGTAGACTTTGTTTATAAATATTACAAATAATGGAGGACCACACATGGCGATAACTGAATTAAGTTTTGAAGAGAAATCCCTTCTCTTCGCTAAATTATCAAGTATAGCATATAGTAACATAAAAGTAGCAAAAAGTCAAGCAAAGGATTTAGGATTTACTACAACAGAGTTTTACAACAAAGACGGTGCGCAAGCATATCGCTTTATGAACAAAACAGACTTAGTAATTGCATGTCGAGGAACGCAACCAAGAGAGTTTAACGACATTAAAGCAGATCTAAAAGCATTTCCAGTTATAGCTGAGACTGTTAGTAGAGTACACAGAGGATTTAAAGCTGAAACGGACGAACTTTGGCCTATGATTGAAGAAGACATTAATCGTAAGGCAAATCTAAAGAAGATGGTTTGGTTCTGTGGACATTCTTTAGGAGCAGGTATGGCAACTATTATGGCAAGTAGATGCAAGTACAATGCACAACTAAACGATCCAATCGAGTTATTCACTTATGGAAGTCCGAGAGTAGGTTGGAAAGGTTACTGCAATAGCTTAGGAGTAGTCCATCATAGATGGAGGAACAATAATGACATTGTCACTACCGTTCCTCTTACTATTATGGGATATCATCATCATGGCAATTCGCATTACATTAATGCATATGGCAATGTTCGCAATCCAAGTGGCTGGCAACTGATCAAAGACAAGTGGCGCGGCATGTGGATGGGCATCAAAGCTGGCAAGATAGACAGCTTTAGTGATCACTCAATAGGTGAGTATATCCATCATTTAGAAGCATACGCTTTATCCAAATAGACTGCTTACTGACTCTTCGTTAGTTATACGACGAATTGCTTCACCAAACAAAGGCGCGACACTAACCTGTCGTGTCTTTTTGCAGTTTTTAGGGCAATGATCTTTTATTGTGTCTGCAACTACTAGTTCTGTAAGTACACTCTTCTCAACCCTTGTACATGCTTCGCCTGACAATACACCATGTGTAATATATGCACGAACTGACAATGCTCCTGCATCCATAATAGCTTTAGCTGCGTTGCATAGTGTGCCGCCGCTGTCGATAATGTCATCAACTAGAATGGCATGTTTACCTTTAACATCGCCGATCAAGTTCATAACTTCGCTTTTACCTGCTGATGGACGCATCTTGTCTACTATAGCAATGTCTGCGTGAAACATGTCTGCAAACTTCCTAGCACGAACAACTCCGCCTGCATCAGGACTTACAAATACAGTACCATCTTCAATAATAACGTTACGTTTAATGTCTTTAGCAAATACTAAACGGCTTGTTAAGTCATCAACTGGAATATCAAAGAAGCCTTGAATCTGTCCTGCGTGTAAGTCCATTGTAAGCACTCTATCTGCTCCTGCTGTTGTAAGCAAGTTAGCAACTAGTTTTGCTGTTATAGGGGTCCTACTGGCGCTCTTACGATCCTGTCTAGCATATCCAAAGTATGGTACAACTGCTGTAATACGACTAGCACTTGAACGCCTAGCAGCATCAATCATAATTAACAATTCCATTAAACTATCATTAACAGGAGTTGATGTACTTTGTATAATAAACACATCTTCTCCACGGATGTTGTCTAGAAACTCCACACTTATTTCACCGTCAGCAAATGTACTAATTTTAGTTGGCAGTAACGGTGTAAAAGAATAGTCTGCAATTTGCTGAGCCAAGGTGGGGTTGGCATTTCCTGCTATTATTTTCATTTTCAAACGTTGTCCTTTCTAATCGACTTGTTATAGTTGATTGCATCTTCGATGATTGTTAGTCTAGTTCCAGCAAGTTGTGCTGATCGTGTAACTGCGCTAGTGTCTTTTGAAAAACAATGTCCTCCAAAGCCTCGCTCGTTAGTAATGTTTGAATGACTAAAGCCAATACGCTCATCTGAACATACTGCATGTGCCACTTCGCTATAGTTTAGGTTGTGAGCATCACAGTAATCAAATATCTGATTAAAGAAAGATACCTTTGTTGCTAGAAAGCTATTTCTAAATGCTTTTGCTGCAACTAGGTTCTCAGGTTCTCCAACTGTTATATTAATATCACCTAATGCACCTATGTATAAGTCGCTCCAAAAACCAGTACCCTTGCCACCAATAAACATATTTTTAAAGAATGCATCTTGTTCCCAAGTTGCTTGTCTTAAAAACTCTGGCGAAAAGCAAACTTGCTTATTATTAGATTGTTGTCTTATTTGATCCCACCCTTCTACACTAATAGTAGACTTAATTAGTATAGGAATATTAGGTGCTCTATTAACAATATCAATTACGTTTGATACATCACAAGATCCATCTGCGTTTGGGGGTGTGCTTACACAAACAATAATAGCGTCAAGGTTTAACCATTCGTTATCGTAACCTAAGTAAGGATCATAAATTGCTACTTCATGATAGTCTTTTAAAACTATCTCTTGGGCTTTACCTACAAACCCATATCCTGCTATTAGTATTTTCATTTCTAAGTTTGTCTCCGTAACTTATACTTTTAATTATACACTCATTACACAAGAAGTCAAGAGAAAAGGTTGTGTCGTCGAACACAACCTTCCCATTTAGTTTAGAATCCGTTTGGTACTAATACATAGTGTATCGACAGCACAATTGCTACCGAGGCACCTAGTCCAATCATCATCTTCTGAAAGTCTCGTGCTACCAAAGGAAACACACTCTTAAACTTCATCTTGCCTGTGAAGCTTGCAATAGCAAGTTCGCGTCCTGCAAGCATACCAACGAACACCCAAGTAGTTGACATAGGTATATCGTTCAGCTCTTTGAAGAAGTATAAGCATAACCAATAGAACAAGTCAATTAGTGTTGCGCTTCTTACATAACGAGTGTTGTGCTTCTCTAATACAATCGATTGTATCTTGCCACCCCGTTCTCTAAACATAAAGAACAAGCCAACTACAAATACTACACTAACTAAGAACATTAAGTCTAACGGAACTACTCGCGGAAGGAACACTGCGATGTTAGCCATGTCATGTGACAACCAAGTCCACCACAAGCCTCCTGTTGCAAGCCATTGTGCTACTCGCCAATAGTTTTTGTGTTCTTCTTTGACTGGAGCAGTTTCGTCCATCCATCTGCTAATAAAGTACCAAGCAAAGTATGCGAACAGTGCCGCGATACCGTAGCCCATTATACTTTTCATAAGCATCTT